GTCTTGAGAAATTATTGAATTAGATGTTGTAAATTCTAAATGTTGCGTATCAAAATTAAATTCGCAATTAATATATGTCTTGTTTTCTGTAATAGGAATAAAAGAAACATTTGTCGTATTGTAAGGAAGATACCCCCTTTTTACAGTATTATCAAAAGGAATAATACCTTTGTCAAAAGTAATCTTGACTTCTTCTGAAGTTGTAGGATTTGTTAGTTTTGGGGCTGGCAATGTTAAATTCATAATATTACCGCCAACTGTCCACACAACTTGTTTACCATATACATCATCTCTAAGTCCTTCCGCCAAATCAATCATTTCAAGATTATCACCACTTGCATATTTATCAATGGCACTTCTCACATATTCTGTGGTTGCAACTTGTCGTGAATTATTTGATAGAGACGGAGTAGGTGCTGTCGGTGTTCCTGTAAAATTAGGTGAATTAATACTTGCATAATTTGAATAATCAAAACTGCCTGTCAAATTGCCGATATATAACCAATTATGATTGCCATTATCATCTCCTACACAAAAATACACTGAGAATGTATTTGAGTTAAGATAAAAGTCGCCTACATTTGCATCAACACTATTGTTTATTACAGGGGTACTTAAATTAGCGGTGTGTGTCAATACCTCACCATAATGCCAAATACCGCCTTTTGACATACCATTAAGTTCCTTTTTTATGTCATTCAAAGATACATTAACCTTCATATCAGTCCTTGCTAATTCATTAATGGCAGATATAAAACTTGACTTATCAATAGTCTGCAAATCAGCTAATCCGTTTATTTTGATAACTGTGTTCTGTGATACATTTTGATACGTATATGGAAAACTCTTAGATACATCGTTTAGAAAGTATCCTTGACCTGTATTAAATCCATAACTAAATTCTATCAATCCTAATACAAGCGTTGCAATATTTCCCTCAATAGAAGATGTAATATCATCTGATTTAACTAATTTAAAATCAAAAGTTTTCAACTGTACATTATAATCAACTACCGCAAAAAGTCTTGATATATCTTCACCGTACTCAATCTGATATGTTGCGATTGTTTTACCCTCTGATACAACCCTTGTTCCATTAAGAACAAAGGCGTTTGTCAAATTTTCTATATCAACGCTTAAAACACCAGAACCACCTTGCATAGTGACATCAACTTGAGCAGGATCAATATCAGAGGAAAGTGTATAACTATTTGTTGTACTTCCATATAATTCTCTGTTGATTTTATCATCCGCATTTTGTCTTGATAGACTTTCATTTTCCACCAAGGTAGTTATATCTTGGTCTCCAATTTGTCTATTGTAAATCTCATCACTTAAATCTGAATTAGTCTGTTTAATCCTATCGAGAACATCATCTATTGCACTCTTTACAATTTTGGCTTGAGGGGGGAGAGTGCTTGTATTGTCAAGTTTTGTTGTAACTTCATCTTCCATTACCGCATTATCAAATACATTCAATAATTGTTGCTTAAAATCTGCATTATCATCATTTGTGTCAATATCTTTAATTGCTGCAATTAAATCTCTTAACTCTTCAAGTTCATTTGTTTCAAATGACTGAATCAAATTCAATAAGTTTTGAATAGTCACACCTGCTTGAATAAAAATATGTGCATCTTCTTTTAAATCAATATGTGCCATTTAATCACTCCTTTCTACCAAATATGATAATCTACTTCAAATTTGCCACCCATTCGATGTGTACCAGCATCTAAATATATATCATTTATAATATTAAATGACAATACATTATTTTTAAATGTTATTGTATTACTATCTATATATTGAATAATATTTGGATAGGTTGCATAACCGTAACGAGCAAGTAAAGAATTGTATGATATTCTATATTTAAACTCATTATTGTCCCACCAAAAAATAATTTGAGATAATGAATTTGTTTCATTAATGCGTTTAACATTTAAAATGCCCCAATGCATTGTATTTGGAGCGTTGATATTTATAGAAACCGCAATGGTTTCTTTGAATGTGCTATTCCCACTACTTTCTGAAGCTTCTGCTTTTAGTTGTTGGTTTTCGTGGACACCATAAGAAACAACTGATACATATTCTTGAACATATTTTTCAATCGCATCTTTAAATTCACTCATCAACGTAACATTGCTTGTATCTATATGTAATGCCACTATTTATCACCGTCCTTTTCTGTTTGACATAGATATTCTGTTCTTGAACCAAAGGTTTGTCCAATATATTTTTTTAATCCTTGATTACTAATATACATTCGGACAAAATCATTTGGTTTGATTTTTATATTTGTATAGTTAGGTATATTTTCATATACTTCCTTTGTAGTCGTATCTTTCAATGTTGCGTGTAATCCGTCATCAGAAACGCTTTGCACTTTTAAATCCTCAAATGTTTCAATATTCTGATTTTTTAAATATGTTGAAACTTCACTTTGGATAATTTGACGTATCATATTTACATATGCAATAACTGTTTCATCATTAAAATCTATTTTTTCTTCCTCTTTGTCTATCAAAAGATCACCTCGTTAATATTTGTCATTGTCAAAGATGTCGTTGCACCACTATCCATATTCATTGAAATAGAGTCAATGACATAGTTTTCGTTGTTAATACCCAAGCTTGGATAATTAACCATAACAGACTGGTTGACATCGAATATAGGATTATATGTGCAAGATAAATTCAATGTTTTCGTACCACGACTAAAATTAATCAATTCATACATTGCTCGTGACATACACAATGAATCAGCATATAGTTTACTATCATTTATAACTTCTGGTATTTCGCCATTATACTGAATACAATAGTCTGATTTCAAATTCTTATTTTCGGCAATAGCACTGAATTGATAACCGTTGGCAATAGCACCTTTAACAACAACTTTATTTCTGACTTGTGATGTATTATAAACAACATTTGCCGACACAATATCTTTGTCGTTTTCCTCAAAACGATATACAACAGGGAAGTTAGATGATATAAACTCATTAACATTAGAACTAACAACCATATTGCCAAATTCGTTGTAGTAAACATCGGAAGAAATTGTTTCGCCCATACTTGTAAATATCTCACTGACTTTTGTACCGGCATCTTGCTTTATAGTGTAATATGTATTAACGTCCGTATATTCACTATTAAAAATAATTGGTTTTAAGTCAAATGGTTTGCCATTTCCTCTGTCGCTTGCCAATAGAGAAGTAAAAGCATTCTTCATTGGAACACCAACAGGAATGATTGTTTTTAAACTCGTCGTTCCATAAACACTGCCATCGAATAAGCCAAACTTATCACATAATGATAATGAGATTGTTTGGTTTGAATTTTCTCTTGATAATGTAGGGTCTTTAAAAACAAATACTCCTTGTTGTTTCCAATATATTGTGTCACCAATAACAATACCAGAATCAAATCTAAATTTGCTTCCCGTCCATATTAATCCCTTAATCGGTTTAGGCTTCCACTTATTATCTATATTTGCAAGAGTAATATTCATTGTACGTCTTTGACCAGTCTGATATGTAATACTTAAACTTGCCGACATTAAATCATCGCTTGCGTCCATTGATATGTTTTCATCTTCGTCCAACAAATACAATCTAAAAACAGGTATAACTATATCAGCTTTGAACACTTTGAGTATTCTCTCAAACCCAAGTTTGCTGAACGAATTTAGATATACCTGTTTTGTTATATTTGCAATATTAATATTATGGATACTGTCAACTACATATCCGTTCTTGTATATGTTCATGTTAAACCACCGTCCAAAAGGGGAGAAGCAAGGTATTCGTGATATTTATTGTCTGAATCAACTTCAACTGTATCTTTCAACAAAGCTCCTTCGCTATCCGCTAAATATTCATAATACAATGGATTAATCGGCAATGTCATACCCAACACATCAACCGTATCAATATCATTTAACTGATTAAATGTGAACGTAACAGAAACATCGTGATTGTCATTTGTATCATATTGAAATGTTGGATTAGCATCTGTATCTCCAATAGTAATCAATCCTCTTAAATCTATGAGCATTTTCAAACTGTTACTTGATACAAAATTCTCCCAATTTATAATGTCGTCATAAGTATCTATATATTGACTATCACCTGAGCAATCTATTTTGCCAAGTAATCCTGTAATAGACATCGTTCTCTGCTTTCGATTACCGCCAGTCGCTTTGCCATAGGCATTTTGGGTCTGATAAAATGTCTTATCCGTATTCAACGTGTAACCGTCATTAGTTAAATTAATATCTAATTGCCATATATTATCTTCGTCAATAGTATAAGTATTATCTTCTTCTGTAGGAACAAGTCCGATTACAGAGACTGTTCCTCTATGTAGTTGGATTTTATCCGATACAAGAGGAGAGATTGTTTTGACATTTACTTGCACACCATTAACGTCCATTGTATTATTACAAATACCAAAAATATAATATTGGTAATCACATAAATCTCCAACAGTGAAATCTTCTATCACACGTTGAGTAGGATTTTTAGTTTGGCATACTTTATGTAACGTATCTTGTTCGCCCAAGGTTTTATAAACTTGAAAATGGTCAATATTTTCATATGAACCATCAAAGTTACTTCCCACTAACGTATCATTAAAGTTTGCCAACAATTTTGTATCAGAATTCCAACTATAATTCCCATACGCTTGTGTTAATGTCTCTTTTAAATCATCAGAATGAGAGCCTTCGTCAATGCCAAAAGCATTGTATGTAACTCCGCCGAACAATTTTACTTTTGCCATTAACTATCACCTCCAACAGTCTTATTATCTTTTTGAGACATATTTTTTAAATAAACATTCTCAGTTTTTGTATCTATAATTACAAGCCATGTTTGTTCGCTCAAAGGTGTTTCCGTGTGATAATATAAATTATCGCCATAATTTATTTCACCGTTCATATACAAATAAGGAACAGAATAGTCCACTGTTTCTTTTGTCATGGCTTCATTTATTGCCTTTTTCTTATCTCCGACAGTCATATTGTCCCAATTTTCATATGGGGAGAACACTCGTCCGTACGAAGAGTATCCTGTACTTGGATTTTTTACTGATAGATAAAAATGCACACCATCCCACTTTAATGAAGTTGTTGTTCCATCATCCTCTGTAACTTCAAATATTGTACCGGTATAATCAGAGTCAATCCTGAATGTTGTATATATTGTACTCTTGCCAAACGATAATTCCTTTTCACCGTCTATAAAATCATATGTCAAAGAGTTGCCTTTATCCAAGTGACATACATTATTAGAGACAGTCAATGTAGTATCTATTTTATCAGTATCCTTATTATATGCAAGAAACTGATGTCCACCTTCAATTTCTTCATTAGCAATAATAGAATGTAATTCACTGAAATCAACAATTAAAGAATTATGTTTTCTGTATTCCTCAATTTTAATGTTCATAGGGTAGGAGATAGAATTATACTCTGCTTTAATATAAATTATTTTTTCAAATGTAGAGCCAACACTATCTGTTAAAGACAATGTTAATCTATACTCATTTCCACTGATAAATTTATCATATTGCCAATCTATATTGGTTGAATATATGTTGTTTGAATAAGAAACGGTTGAATATTTTGTATCCGATTCACGTCTTTCTAAAAGAAAACTATAATGACTAACACTTATTCCTTCGGATTGTAAATACTCACCAGTGATATGCAAATTGCTATATGATAAGGATAGGGGAGCAAGTTGCGTGTTTTCAGATAAATCTATCTCTCTTGTTACATTTGTTCCGTTCACACTTTCAAAGTTCTCGTACAATGTAATCGTAGGAGGTGTGTTTGTATCAAAGTAATATTGGTCTGTATCTATGTAATTACAATATATTGTATATGTATCATTGACAGAAACCTTAAGTTTACCACTTACAACCGCATAACCAAATTTAGGTTCACCATATGTATCTAAATCATCCGTTGAGTTGAACCATTTGACTGTCTTGTCGCCTCTCTCAGGGTCTTTTTTATATGCGTCATATTTTGGCAAAAAGTAATAATATTTTTTGATTTTTGCAAACGTATTCCCAACCTTAATATAGTAGTTCGCATTTTCATCATATCGTGTCCACAATTCTTTGTGTGGATTATTATCGGAAGTTTTTGTTAATGTACAATCCTTAAAATACATTTGCGTATGAGGATTTATCTTTAGAATTCGATTGCCATTCATTTCAGAACTATTCAAACCATAATATGTTCCTTGATTAGATCCTACGGACTCAGCACCTGATAAAATTTCCATAACAGTACCTTTACCAATCCAAGATGATGGAACATATGTTTTCTCCTTTGTAGGATCAAAACTGTCCTTTTCGTATATTCTCATCTTCCAAGTGTACATCTCGCCGGCACCAAATGAAAACGTGGTTTTATCACTTGTTCTATTGCTGTCCGATTTGTATATCTTATATGTTGGAATGTTATTCTTAATAGGGTATGTAACCAACGAACTATAATTATTTTCTTGCAAATTTTGTATATCAAAATTATCAAAGTAATATTCATAGTTGTTGTCATCTATCATTAATCGTGCTTTTGCAATCTTTCCACTTGATTGTAATTCACATTGAAAATCAACTTCCTCATTTGGATTTACAACCTCTGCGTGTGGATATTGCAATGCTGGTTTTCTAAGCAAATGTTTCACCGTTACTGAAAACTTATAAAAAGTTATAAACCTTTATGTTTCATTCCTACTTCATCGTATATGCTTTTGACATGATTTCTCATAATCTACTCGCAAGTTCTTGTACACTCCATAGGCATAAATTCCTGACTAACGTATCAGTACATATCTGTAATAACTTGAAAGTGTTATGCTACAGATTGTTGTTTTAGGACATTTTCTCCATACTGTTTTAGATTCAAAGCCGCCTGATAATCTCTATCAATTACATTTCCACATTCACATTTGTAAATACGGTCAGACAACTTTAAATCTTTTTTAATACTTCCACAACAACTACATAATTTAGAACTTGGAAAAAATCTATCGGCTATAACAACTGGTATATTGTTCCACATAGCCTTGTATTCAATCTGTCTTCTAAATTCATAAAAACCTTGCTGTTGTACTGCTTTGGATAAATGTTTATTCTTCATCATTCCACTTACATTCAAATCTTCAATACAAATGAAACTTGGTTCTCGTTTCACTATCTCAGATGTTGTTTGGTGTAAATAGTTTTGACGAACATTTGTTAGTCTGTGATTTAGTTTTAAAAGTTCTTTTTCTCTTTTTATAATGTTACTTGTTTTACAGTAATTTGCTCCTTTCTTATTTTTCTCATATTTTCTTGATATGGAACGCTGTAACCTGCGTTTTTTCTTTTCTAATTTCTTTACCGTTTGCGTTTTGTTTATGTTCTTGTATGTATTGCCATCAGAACATATTGCTAAATGCTTTATTCCTAAATCAATTCCAATACCTTCATTTGATGGAAGAGTAGTATTATCATTAACTTCAATACCAATTGACACATACCAATATAATCCGTCATAAGTAAAACGTGGATTCATGTATTTACAGCCAGTTGGTATTCTTCCTTTTTCACAAAGTTTAATCCAGTTTAACTTTTGTTTATTCTGTTTTTTACTCATTGAAAAACTTTCAACTTTCACATGGGTATCGGTAAACTGAATTTTTATATTGTCTTGATAAAAAGATGGAGTAGAGTGTTTCTTACTCTTAAATTCAGGATATTTACATTGTCCTTTGAAGAATCTCTTATAAGTATTACAAGCATCTTTAATTGCTTGTTTTGTTACATTATTGCTTACTTCATTCAGCCATTGATATTCAGACTGTTTCTTTAATTGTGTAAATTCTTTTCGCAATTCACTATCTGATAAAAATTTGTTCCCTTGCTTATAATTATCCTGTTCTCTTGAAATAGCCCAATTATAAGCAAATCTAGCACAGCCTGCATATTGAAACAACTTAGTCGATTGTTTATTATTTGGATTCAATCTCACTTTTATTGACTTTATCATTTGATTCACCTTCTTCCTCAATTAATTCTTTTACTAATTTTCTAGCTTTATTTGCACGTTTACCTTGTAATTTACAACTAAAAACTGTAATTATTTGAACTAAATCTTCTACAAGTTCTTGTTGCTCTGATTTTTCTGTGTTATCAATAATTTCTATATCACAGTTATATAAACTTGCGATATATTCGACTAATTCAAATCCAAATCTTAACAATCTGTCTTTATAAAGAACCACAACTTTTTCTACTTTATTTTGAGATATGCGTTTAATCAGTTCTTTCAGTCCTTTTTTCTTATAATTGATTCCAGAACCTATATCAGAAATAATTTCATAAGGTCTTCCTTGTGCATTTAGATACAATTTCATATTCTCTATTTGTCTTTCCAGATCATCTTTTTGTTTATTGCTTGAGACTCTACAATATCCAATGACAATTCTATCTAAATTAGGTTTTATGTTCATAACCTGATTTAACTGTTCATGAGAATAATATCTGTATCCATTACTAGAAGTATGGTGAGGATGAAGTTTACCATTTGCGTCCCAATTTCTAAGTGTTTGTGCTGATACTCCTAAAATTTTTGAAAATTTATTGATAGAATAGTATTTACTCATAATTAAAATCTCCCTATAATGTTTATACCTAATTCTATCATTAAAAGTTATAAAAGTAAGCATATATTTATAACTTTTTATAACTTATAACAAACAGTTACATTCCTCCTTAAATTTTTGCAATAAAAAAACAGCTACGCAATATAACGTAACTGTTTATTAGTGGTTTGTATTGTTTTTAATTGTAGCAATATAAACTGTTCATATATTTATTTTGTTGCCTTAACTTTTAAATTATTATCTTTGTCTATCTTGAAGGTAAAATCATGAGTGTTCATATAATTTACCCAATTCATATAATCTTGATTAACCGTATTTCTTACTAGTGGTTTGGTTGTAACTATTGGCTTTTCACTCTTTATAGCATATACTCCCATGACAATTCCTCCTTTATAAATAATTTGAACTATATCTTTCAAAAACATTTATTTAATAATATTATATGCATTTCAACGAAAGTTATAATCACTATACTTTTATTCATTTCGATTATATAATCGCATAAAATTTCTATTACTATTATAACCGATTTTTTTCAAAAAATCAATACCAATCCACGAAATTCCTTGATTCAACCAATAAAAAATAGCATTAGACAGTCACTCCCAAAAGGGAGCAACCATCTAACTTATAACTTATATTTTTGTGTTCTTTATAATTGGATATTGTGATTTAACTTTGTCTGTCAAAGAATCTACAAAAGCATTTGCGTCCGGAACAGGGTCAGTCACATTTATATCGCCCGTAAACGTAATGCTTTCGGTAGTTGACGTTGAATTGTTAGTTGCAGGCATTTGTTGAGGAGATTGCGGAATTAAATCAGGCATTGCCATAGGACTTGCATAATATTCCATCATTTTAGTCATAATATTCTCAAAATTTGAACTTGCAACCATGCCTTGTAAAGTAACCGGTTCAAAACGATCTCCGAATTCAGATAACCCCGAATAATTTATAGGAGTATCATAATAAAGTCTATTGTTTGCCCTTTCTTGATTGACAAGTGCCTCCCATTTTTGCAGTTCTTTACGTTGAGACGGTGTTAATAGTCCGTTCTGTTTATTTTGTAAATCAAGATATTCTTGTACTTTCTCAGCAGGGTCTTCGGTAGGAGCATTATCTCCTCTATACTGTGCAAGCTTTTTATCTCCATTTTTACCTAAAGCTATTTCTGATTCAAGTCCACCATGTTCAAATCGTTGTGAATATTGAAGACTATTGTTATCAGTAGTAACCTTACTGTTTACATGAGTTTCATTCATTTTGCTTATAGCATTATAGGCTTCGTCTGAATAAATACCTGCTTTATGCAAAAAGTCAACAACACCTTGATTGTTTGCATAATCAGTATTGTATAAAAAATTATTTCCAAGTTCAATGTCACTTAATCCTGCTATTTGACTATAAATAGATTTATCAGAATTTTCAAAGATATTAGCCCACTTAATACTGTTGCCACTTAACGCATTGTTTGTAGCAATAAGAGCCTCAAGAGACTCCATTGTTTCAGCATGACGAACAGCCTCTTCGCCATTTATATTCGATAACGTATCAATATATTGTTGATTTGCTGAAATAATTTCTTGAGTCTTATCACTCTGTTCTTCCATCTTACGAACATTCTCATTCTCAACATTATCTTGAATAAGATTATCACGAGCCATTGTAGCCTTAGTAGCTTCTAACTGAGTATTATAAAGCTTTTCAGGATCAGCAACATTGACCCATCTGTCACCAACAAGAATACGTGTATCACGTTCTTTTAAAGTGTTTTGGAACTCAGCATTTTTCTTTGTAACTTCAAGATTTTGCTTTGCTACTTCTAATTGCTCTTTCAACTGTTCAATACGGCGATTATAAGCATTGGTGATTTGCTGTTCTTGATAATAATCGTCCTTACCCAACGTGTTAATATCTGATTTATACTTCTTATAGGCTCTTGTCATTTCATTATTCAAGCCATTGATAGTATTCATCATATCTGAGTAATCATTCTCATTAAATAGCAATGCTCTTGTATCATCATCTAACCACTGAGAAAGATTTTTATTTGCAATAAGTTCACTTTGATAATCCAAAGCAGCATCTCTCAATGATTGTTGGAATGAATACTGTTCTTGCAATGCAGAAGTAATAGCTTTCTCTTTGTTCAAGCGAACATCTAAGATTTTGTTAATCATCTCATAATTGTCCGTAGCGATTTTAATCTTATTAGTAGCGTCTTCTATTTGCTGGTCTGCAATTTTATCCATTAAATCGCGTTCTTGTGAAACAGCATCAAGCCAATTTTGAGTATATTCTTGTCTTTGGGTAAGCATACCCTCAAAAGTTTGCACATACTGAGAACCATTCTCCATATTCTCCAATACAGCTTTTGCTGCTTCATGAGCATATTCATTTATACTACCATCGGCGTTGAACAACTCATCAAATTTGACATTCTGTAAAATAAATCGTTCATCAGCCTTATTCGTGTTATACATATCCAGAACGCCTTGATGAGCTTCGTTCTTTCGCATAGTTTGGAACTCAAGCTGTTTATTATAGTTTTCAAGAATATCGTTTGAAAGTTGTGCTTTCTCATACTGATTTTCTGTTCTACCATAACGATTTGTAAGAATATTTTCATCATATTCTAAGTTGCCGATTTCACGAGTATATCTACTATCTTGATTTTGAATATTTTGAACTTTTTGCTCCGTAACCTTTTCCATTACGTCCACAAAATCAGACTCTACATCTTGAATATTTTCACGAATATCACTTAAAGTTTCTTGTGCCTTTTTAGCCAAAGTAGCAGTAGGAGCATCTTGCATAAGCTTCATAGCTACTTCTTCTTTTTCTTTAAGTGCAGCGATAGCACTTCTCATATTATCAGCAACCATTTCTTGTTGCGTAATAACAGATTCCATGTTCTTTGAAGTAGCTTCATCAGCCAATTCAAAGAATCGTTTCATATAATCTCCGTCAGTAGGATTCTTTAAAAAGTCATTGGTCTTTTCTCTAAATCCTGTTTGCCAAGTATTATATTTTGCCTGTTCTTCGTAATACTTTTTCTGAACCTCCCACGACTAAAGTCGTAGGGTTCTCGGTCAATAACTCCAACGAGTTAAGTATCACCGAGCTATCCCCGTAGTTCCTACGGTTCTTATATACATTATTTAAAATTTAATTATTTACCAATCTTAATCCTTCATTCAAAATATTAATAGCTGCATTTACATCTCTATCTAATTCTGAATTACAAGCAGGACAAGACCAAATTCTAATATCTTCTGATTTCTTACTATCTCTATGCCCACAACAATGACAAATCTGACTTGATGGAAAATATCTGTCTATTACCGATAATGTTTTTCCATACCATTCACATTTATATGTAAGCATTCGTCTGAACTCTGACCAAGAAACATCGCCAACACGTTTATTTCTTGTATTACTATCAGTTTCTCTCATAGATTTAACATCTAAATCTTCGATACTAATAACATCAAAATTTTTCACAATGTTTGTTGTTAACTTATGTAAGAAATCATTTCGTTGATTAGAAATATGCTTTTGTAATTTTGTAACTTTCACTCTTGCTTTATTCCAACGATTACTACCAATTGTTTTTCTTGATAATTCTCGTTGCAATTTAGCAAGTTTTTTTTCTGATTTTTCATAAAATCGAGGATTGTCAATTTTATTTCCATCAGATAATATTGCAAAATCTACTAAACCTAAATCTATACCAATATTCTGACTTGTCTTTTCGTATTGTACAAATTCAACATCTGTACAACATAACGAACAGTAATATTGTCCATTTGATTCTTGTGATATTGTGGCATTTAAAATTCGTCCTTGTGGAATTTGTTTATCTCTTACTTTTACTAATCCAAGTTTAGGAAGTTTAATATGCTTATTTTCAAAACCTAAACAGTTATTTGTATTTTTTGTCTTATAAGACTTATGTCTATTTTTCTTTGATTTGAATTTAGGATAACCAGAATGTTCTTTAAAAAACTTCTGATATGCCATGTCTAAATCTTTTAACGATTTTTGTAAAGAATCTTTATCTGGCTCTTTTAACCAAATCAACTCTTTCTTTAATTGAGTTAAATTTTTAGAACACATATTGTATGTAAAAGTCGTTTTATCTTGTTCATACGTTTTTATCCTTTTATCAAGATAATAGTTATACACAAATCTTGTACAACCAAAAGTTTTTTGAATTAACTCTTGTTGTTTCTTATTAGGATAAATTCTATACTTATAAGCTTTTTCAGCCATAATATCACTTCCTTTCATTTATATATTCTCTGAAAGGAATTTTGTTTTTATTAAATTTTAAATAATATACATAAGTTCCGATGAGAACTCTTAGTCGTTTTAGAGGTTGTCGTTCACATAGAGTCGCTAATTCTATGTATCCTTATCTGCCTTATGGTTTAGCAGTAGGTATCTTATAGTTTCCTATAAGCACAGACCATATCTTATCCCTCGTCATTACACGTTAGGGTCTACCCACTTCGGGACGCTTGTCCCTACTTCCCTCAAGAGGAATGGTCGTTGAACTTTACCTTTCGGTCTTAGCTGCTGATTATCCATTATTTTAGTGTTTAGGATTTAACCTTGCACCATCTATTCAATTTTTTCTACTTTCGTCACATTCACGCTTATATCTTTGAAGATATTACGTTGTAGTTTGAATAGCTTTAGGAATTTCCAGCAATTCAAGTAGTATTGGATGCCATAAGCACCACTACACGCAAGTTTCCCTACGTGCTTACTATTCTCGTCAATTCATCTCATGACTAAAGTCACGAGTGTTCTTGACTCGTTTAATAAAAGTCTTCATTATAGGTATTTAAAGTATCTTCAAGGTCATTCTCAATCCAATCGTCCAATTTTGAGAAATCTTCAGCATAGTCTTTAAAACTCTTTAAGATTTCAGAAGTAAGGTCGTCATCTTTCCCCCAAGATTCAGACATTTCTTTTAAACCTTTTAAAGTATCATAATCATAACCTTTGATTTCATCATCCAATGTGCCTTTGGTTAAATTTTTAGAAATACTTTCAAGGAAACCAAGACGTTCTTTTTCTTTTTCTTCTGCTTTACGTTCTTCGGCAGTTTGTTCCTTTTCTTCGTCTGTATTATCGGCATTAACACTGACTGATGTATTACCATTCTTTAAGAACTGTACCGGCTTTTTATCACCGCCATACTTCTTAATCTTAGCATAGTCATCAGCGTTAATAACAGGGAATGGCTTGTCAGAAACAAATACTTGTGGAGTACCGTCACCCAATGGAACAACATTACCTTTTTCGTCAATAGTTGCTTCAGTCCTACGATATTCATTACCTAATACAACTGTTCCAGCAGGAGCAATGCCACCTTTTTCTCTTTGAGTAAATGGTACATCAAAGCTATAACTACTTTGCTTTTTGTCACCTAAAGACTTTACATTGCCGACCTTAGTAGCCGATGTATGAGTATTAGTCTTGAATGTACCATAAACTTGTTGAAGCTTAGACATAAACTCTTGCATTTTTTGAGTTAATACAGAAGTTCCGCCGACAGAAGGCATATCAGAAAAATCAAAGCCTTCCAACGAACCTAAATTCTCAATTAAAGTAATCGCATGATTTAGATTACCATATGGAGGAGTACCACCGTTAGCTTTATAAGCAGGAGCAATCGCTGATTTCTTAACTTCAAATTCAACCATATCTTGTCCGTTGTTATGACCCCACTTGTTGGCAGGGTTATTATCGTACCAAGTATATGCTTGCGACTTCTCGTCCATTATGATACCGTAAAATACACTACCGTCATCTTGAGTGTATCTCATAACATCTCCAGGCTTACCAAAAGTAGATGTCATTGCTACAAGACGAGCACCTTTATATGTATAGATGCCATTCTCATCGGTTGATAAATCACCGCTATCCAACAACTTCTTAAATAGTTTCCAAGCACTTGAACTTGTATCCCAATATCCAAGCGATGAACCCAAATATCCATTTTCGTCAAAAGCGGTATATGAATGTGACTTACCTACGCCTTGTCCGAAATCATTTGTATCCCACGATTGTTGAACTGTATTATTTGTTATACCCGAATTATTACTTCTTGCAGAGCCGTTATTCACTCTATTCTTGACATTGTTTATGCCTAAAATCCTTGATATAGCGTCTTTTGCATTTGGTGTACCATTAGCATAAGCATGACGTACATTGCCGTTTAAAATTCGCTTTGTATCGGCATAAGGGATAACTGTATCACCTCTGTCAAGATTAACAATCTGTGTGCCGTCTAAGCCAGTAAGATATGCTTTACCAGTCTTTTGTCTGATAAGAATTTCAGGCGTAGGGTAATTTAAACCTTTTACCTCTGCTTCGTCACCAAGTTTAGCAAGCCCAGGCAATGCACCCTCAGTACCTTTATAATAACGTCTTGCACCAAGATAAGCACTTGTCCAATATGTACTAAAATCACTCTCTTTTACAACATCACCAGTGTGTGGAGAATGAATAATCTTATTATTGCCTTCATAGATACCAACGTGTGTTGCTTCGCCATTTCCATAGAACACTAAGTCACCAGCTTGAAGATTACTTTTATCAACGGCTTGACCTGACGCAAATTGTTCCTGAGAAGTTCTCGGTATTGACTTACCGTTCTGTGCCAATACATACTGTGTAAATCCCGAACAGTCAAAGCCAGATGGTGAAGTTCCGCCCCAAACATAAGGTGTTCCAAGAAATGATTTTGCAGTATTGATTATTTCATTATCACCTTGAGGGTTAGTTTGAGAATTACCAGACAAAGCACCATTATTAACATTGATAGCAAAGTTCATATCAACTGTATTTTCACCAAATACTTCATTCATTAATGATATGATTTCTTGTATCTTATTAGCAATTAATACTTGCAATGCGTTCCAAGATTGCTCCGATATAGACGGTGCGATTATTTGTAGTGACTGAATAGCCCTTACGCCATTGGCAGCAATGGTTTGAGCATCTGTCATATATTGCCCAATAGTATCATTCATACTATTCCAAGAAGATGATAACAAAGTCAATGCTTGTAGTGGGTCATCTTGTACAAATTTATCCCAAGCGTCTTTGCCATTAATACCTGCTTGTTGCAACAGAGAAGTTACGTTGCTATCAAGCAAATCCCAACTACTCATTCCACCATCTTGCATTAGGTTAAATGCTTGAAGTGAATTATTTGAATCTTTTATCCAATCAGTCCAATTGTCCGCATTTACATTCAATTCAGACAATTTATTCTGCAATTCATTCGGTAAATCATCCCAAGCTGAATTTTGCAAAATAAGTCCAACAACCGAATCTGTAAGTGTACTCTTATCAGCTTTGTCAAGCGACTGCGATGTCATATTAACAATAGTGTTTGATAAGTCTTTGTACATCTTCTTATCAGTCAGACTGTTCTTGAATGCAGTTTGTACCGCACTAAATTTTATATTGCCTTTTAAAGCATTAAACTCATTGTTGATTTCCGCAATAGTCTCTTCAACCATTGCTTGTACGTTAACATCTGAATACAATGCTTGAGTAGATAATGTGTTATACGGAATAGGGGAGAATGAAACATTTGTATTACCTTGTGCAAACTTCTGAACCGTTGCAGATTGAATATTTTCAATAGGCTGATAGAAATACTTCATACCAGTATATTTAATGATATTCTGCAAGTCTTTTGCATTGACAATGCGAGTATTCGGAGGTAATTCAGATAGTTGTGCTTCATTATTGAATAGATGAAGTTTGCCGTCTTGTCCTATATACGCTTCTTGTCCTGCATATGCTCCCGTACCGTCACCAGTGATTGTAAGTCCTTGTGATGTTGTACCGCCTTTGGCATACTTTTCAGCGTATACAAACTTGTGATTTGAAACACCCCAAGTACCTAAATCTTCATCACCACGATAAATATGACCGTCACGCTTAATTTTTGCGTCTAATGGAATTCCATCAATGCTATTCTTTATATCACTTGCTTTTACACTTGATTTGCCTTTTGCAATGTCATTATAGAATTTAGCTTTATCTGATGAAAGACTTTTAACATTAGAAAAACTATTGCCCTTAGTCTTATCTATAATGCTGGTACCTTCTTCTTGTGCTTTTTCTTGAGCTTCTTGTTCTAATTCTTCGGCAGTTTTTACATTAAGTTTGATATTAATGCCGTGTTCGTCAAAATACTGTTGTAATTCATCAAGAGTAAGCTTGGTATCCTCGTACCAACTATCGTTAAAATCCGTATATGCCGCCGTTGCAGAAGCAGTTGCTTGTTCAATAGCACTATTGTAATCGTCTAAAGCGTCTTGTAATTCTTCTTGACGTTGTGCATCATCATAATCCTTTGCTTCTTTTGTTGCACGTTGACGAATTTCTTGAATCTTATTTTGATATTTCTTTTCTTCCTCTAATAACTTTTTCTTGTCTGCTCGTTCTTGAGAAACCTTATCTTTTGAAACAGAAGGTGTTAGGGGAGTAGACCAAAGACCGTCGCCTGCTAAAGAACCATTTTTGAGATAATCAAAAGAATTATCCAACAAACTTTTAGCATTTTTAACTTGGTCAACAATACCTTTTGCAGAGTCGCTTATTGAATCAATGGATGTTTCGTAAATTGTATCACGATATTCTATAAGATTTTTCTGAGCTTCGAAGTAATCATTTGATACTGTTTCAAGAGTAGAAGCTAATTCCGACCAAGAAGATGAGGTTTCAGGAACTGAATTTATTAAACTATCTAATTCTTGATGTAATCTTTGAGCATATTGAGTCTGAACCAAATACCTCTGATTAAGCAAATCCATTTTACCGGAATAATCTTTTTCGTACAAACTATCATATGCCGTCTTTAAAGCTTCAACTTGTTCAGTATAAGCCTTTAAAGCATTTGTTACAGTATCAATTTGATATTTGAAATCAGCATCATATTGTTTCTCGTTGATTTCTTTAACCTTTTTATCGTAAGTTCTCTTCGCCGAATCTTTTTTCTTTTCATTGTCATCAGAACCTAAAGAATTAGCAGCTTTAAGTCTGTCCTTTGCCTTTTTTGATGCAATTTGCATAGTAGCATATTGGACGACAAACTGTTCATCCGTACTCAAGTTACTTGTATCAATAACATTTTTGCCATTAGTATTGATGACTGCAAGTGATTTTGTATTTCCCCAATTACGAGCAAGAATAGCATATGCCTGACTAATATTTTGGATTTGATTCAATTCTTCCATATTAGTACCAACACGAGCCATCATTGCATTATATGCACCATTTGACATATCAATTTGTGCATTTAAATATGCAGATTGTAGGTCAGCAATACCATTTTGAACAACGTCCATTGCACCTGATTCCAAAGACCAACCCTCAGTTGTAAGTTTTAACTTTTTCTTTAAATCAGGAAATTCTTTAACCAAATCAGACATTTGTTCATCAGTCATAGCAGTCTTACCGTTTACAACGTCTGCGATTTGAGCATAGTATTTCCAAGACCGCTCTGTCTTCCTTATACTTGTAGTCAAATCAGTAACATTCTTTGTAAAATCTGAAACTGATTTCGCTTCGCTGTCAATGTCAATGATAACATTGTCATCTGACAGCTTTGTAAGTAAAGTGTCTACTTCATCTTGAGTAATACCTAATATGCGACATAAATCTTTAAATTGTTGCTGAATTTCAGGAATGTTAGTATCGTCTGCATTTATATCAATGTCAAAAAGGTCTGTTGTCTTTACTCCGTTGTCTTTAAAGCTTTGTAGAATATTTTGAACTTCATCTTTATTGGTTTCAAGACCTACTTTGATCTTGTGGTCGGTTTCACTACCTCTATCAATACTATCCAATAAATCATCAAAAGCATATTTCGCATCATCCGCACCTTGAGTGATTGAAGTAACTTTATTTTGAATTCTTGTTAAGTTATCAAATGCTTGATCTATATTTTCCCCACTTTGCAATGCAGTATTATAATCATTTATAGCATTTTGTAAATCTGTATAAACATCATAATAATTATTATTTGATAACACAAGTGCTTTTGAATATTCCTTTATATTCTTCAAAGATTGTGCATAATCATCATATTTTAAGCCATTTATTAACTTATTAATTACATCTAAAGAATCCTGTGTTTGTTCATTTATGCCCTTTTCTTTGACAATTTTATCATAAGCATTTGTTAGCTCTTCATATAAATCACCAATATTCCCTTTTACTGAATAAAAAACAGTCGGTGTATTCAAAGATTCTGATTTTTGAAGTGATGGTAATGCATCAGTCAATAAATCATCAGTAAATGTGTCGTATATTGGCTGTCTTGTGGTAACTTCTTTTTGCTTATTAATTTTATCTTTGTCTGCACCGATATTGCCTTGTTCATTACGGACATAATCTTTAGCTTTTATCAAGTTTCTTTATTTGCTCGTCATACTTACCGTTAACAAGGTCAATGCCTTCAGCTTCTAATCCAAATTTGTCTATAAGGTCTTGTTGAATTTTTGAAAGTTCTTCTTTGTTTGATTTGACTTCATCAGTTGTCAAATTAGCATTCTGCATTTTTTGAGCTAATTCTTCATAACTTTGACGACTATCATCTAAAGATTCTTGTTCTTCTTTATACTGATTAGTCAATTCCGTAGAAGCTTTTCTCAAATCTTCGCTATAATGGATTGCTTTATCAATACCTTTGATAAGTAAATCAATGCCTATACCAATAGCCATATTAATACCGGCACTTGCAAGGCTTGCACCGATACTCTTTACTATTCCACCGAATTTTGAACCTTGATTGCCAGCAGATGCAAGAAAAGATTGATATTCTTTTACTCCGTCATTAGCGTGTTCTTGTGCAAGAGCAAACTTCTCTAATTCTTTTGTAGGAATTTTGTAGGACTTAATAATTTGGGATTGTTCTTCTTTTGTATGACCTACAAGGTCATCTTGAAGTTTTTTTGGACTATATTTTGGATTTCTCCACCAATTCTTTTCCTCTTTAGTAATTGTAGTACGGGGCTTTTCCTTTAATGATTTTATTGCTTGTATCCAAGGTGAGTATCTTTCATCTGTTTCAGAATCATATTGTACTGCCAATTTTAATTCTGAATAACTACTTCCGATAGTTATAGAGAAAACATACTTGAATAATTCCGATTTTTGGTATATAATGTAGATAACAATAAAATACACAAGGAGATATAATTATGGAATGTTTTGATGTACTCTTTTGTCAAAAATGTAAAGAGGAAACTGGCGATGGCTTTTTTAGGGAATATAGCGAAGAGTTTTGTAAAGAATCCAATTGGGAAGTGCCACCAAGAATTTGTCCTAAACATCATTGCGAGGGAGAGCCTGTTGATATACCGGATAGTGAATTTATGATTCTTTACGACCAAACAGAAGACCCTGAATTCATAGAAGCAATGGTTAAACTCCGCAAAGATGACATTATTGAATATAGAACAAGATTTCTGCAATTTAAACGACAATATGATGCAGAGATTGCTCGTTTACAATCCGGCTTACCTCACTGCCCACACTGCAACAGCACAGACTTGTCTAAAATATCAAATCTTTCAAAAGCAGGGAAGATAGGCTTGTTCGGTATCTTCGGAGCAGGGGACTTGGGTAAGACTTATAAGTGTAATAAATGCGGGTGTAAGTTTTAG